AGTGTCCGGCCAAGGTTCCGCCGAAAACCGGCGCGCTAATTTGGAAGGTTCGGGCGATGGTTCCGACCGGATGGAAGGTCACGTTCACCATTGAATTTGACGAGAACATCGTCGCCGAGAAATCGCTTCACGAGGCGCTGGAATTGGCCGGGCGTCTTAGCGGAATCGGCGGATGGCGTCCCAAGTTCGGTCGCTTTCTCGTTTCCTGATCTTGCAATGAACAGCCAAGACTACCGTAGCAATGGCGAGAGATGCGCTGAAGAGCGAAGCACGGCGTTGCGCTGAGGGGCAGTGACTAGCTTCTCACACCGCATCCGTTCGCGGGTGCGGCAGAGAGGCAGTGATTGGCAGTGTCTTGTCCGCAAGTGTGTGGCGATGATCTGCGATGCAAACACACAGCGGCTCACGGGCCGTTGTAGTTTGCTTGGCTAGGCGGGGCGTGGCGTGGCAGGGCGCGGATTGGAAAGGCACAATCATCCGGCTAATCACCGGAAAGTTTTATGAGTGAAGAAAAAGAACCAATACAGGCAGACATTGAAATCACCACAGACGACGCTTATCCGGCGCTGTGGGTGCGACTCGTTGACGAGATGATCGACGGCGGCATCACGTTCGGAACAAAATACGAGATGCGATACTTGTGCGAGCGGCTCGCGTGCCATCACGAATCAATCGAGTTCGGAATCGCAATCTCGAATATCAATGACGAGTTGATTGAGAGCGGGCTTTATTTGTCATCCCGTGAGCAACGCGGCGAGGGCTATATCGTGCTGATGGCCGATGGGGCGGAGAGCGTCGCCCGTTCAAGGGTGCGGCGTTCATTCCGAGAGATGGCGCGGGCGTGCAAGCTATTCGGCGGCATCGCTCGCAATCCAGAGGCGCAGATTACAGAGGAGACAAGACAGCGGCTTCTCAAGTGCGAAGAGAAGTCCGCGATCCGGCTTGCGCTGATGCGAGCACCGATCACGAGCGCGAAGAAGGCGAATCTTTTGGATTAGCACGGACAGCGCGGCACGGAGCGGCTAGGCAAAGCCCTGCGAAGCAAATCCTAAAGGCGGCCCCGGAAACGGGGCCGCCTTTTTGCTTTCCTTATCATCGGCATAATGCAATTCATTTGCAATGCCGTTCGAGACACTCTCAGGAATCCCCGCGTCGATCATCGCGGGCGAAGTCGTGGTTTGGGCCGAAACGCTCTCAGAATATCCCGGAGCATCCTACGCTCTCAGCTACAAATTCGCGGGCACCACGCCGCAGGATGGATTCCAGCAATTCTCTATTTCAGGGACGGAATCGGGTTCGGCTACATACACATTCACGACCCTAACGACCTATAAACCGGGCACGTATCAGTGGGAAAAGCAGCTCGTTCGCTCGTCTGATTCGGCAATGGCTGTCATTGCGCGCGGCACGCTGACGATTGCGGCGAATCTCGCGGCGACGCCAACGACTACGTTCGCCGCGTCGCAGGTGGCACTTCTAAAGACCGCGCTCGCCGCGCTGAACACAACGAGCAATCAGTCTGTGAGCTTCAACGGGCAAAGCTACAGCAAAGCCAACATCTCCGACTACAATAAGCAGCTCGTTTACTGGCAGGCGCAGGTCATCGCGGAGCAGGCGAAGATTGACGCGCTGGCCGGGATGCAAAGCGGACGCATCCGCACCGTCTTTATGCCCGTCGATCCATGAAAATACCCTTCTTCTCAAAACTTTTCGGCGGCAAGAAAGATCAAGTTCGCGGGTTTCGCGAACTCGCCAGCGTTGGTCAGGGGGTGAACAACGATTGGCCGCTTTCCACGTCCAGCGATGACGCGGACATGTGGCAAAACGCCTACGCGCTGACGAATCGTGTGCGCGATTTGTTCCGCTCAAACCCGATGTATCAGGCGTATCGTGAGACGCTGTGGGGCAACGTGCTCGGCAGCGAAGGAATCATGTTGCGGATGCGAGTTAAGGAAACCGAGGATCGCGTTATCCACACGCCGGAAGAGCGCTCCGCGCTTGAGCAATACGACGCGCGGCGCAATCGCGTCATGGAGTTTCTTGCGACGAAGCGCGGCGAGCAATTCAAGCAACAAAGCCGTATGCGGATCACCGGAACGAACGGAAGCCGCGTCGCGACTGTCAAGGTTGGCGAGCCTGACGTGTTCGCGAATACGCTAATTGAGCGGAAGTGGAAAGAGTGGCAGCGCGCCGAGTATTGCGATGTGCGCGGGACTCGCAACTATTCCACCATTCGGCAGGTTCGGCTTATCTCCGCCGTGCGCGACGGTGACTTTTTCATTCGTAAAATCAGGTCGCCGAAGGTGAACAAATTCGGGTTCAGTTTGCAGCTTATCAACGCCGAGTATTGCGACCGATTCTTTAACGGAACGCTCTCAAATGGCAACGAGGTTCGCATGGGAATCGAGTATCAGTTTTCCGAATGGGGACTCGGGAAAGTTGTCGCGTATCATTTCATCAAACGTCAGCCGAAGGATTGGCAATACACCGCCGCCGGACTATTCGGTGCCAGCACGATGCTACAAGCCGGAATGCACGAACGCATTCCAGCCGATGAAATCATCCACTACGCACGCGCCGTTGACGCGGAATCTACGCGCCCGGCTCCGTGGGTTGCAACGACCATCCCGAAAGCGCGGCAGCTCGATCAATACGAACTCGCCGAGGTAATCGCAGCCCGCGCGCAGGCGTGCAAAACGGGTTGGCTATATTCCGACATCGTTCCCGAGGGCGGCTACGCTGGCGCGACCATCGACCCGCGCACCGGCCTTCCGTCGCAACCAATGGGGCCTGGAGACATCGGCGCGCTGCCGTATGGCGTGAAGTATCAGAGCAACGATCCAACGCACCCGAACGGAAACTTTGAGAACTTCCGCAAGGGCATGGTTCGCTCGCAATGCGCAGGCATGCCGGGTGCGAATTACAGCACGATGGCGAACGATTACGAGGCCATCAATTTCTCGGCGGGACGATTGCAGCGCCTAGACACGAACGAGAATAACAAGCTGATTCAGGCGTTCGATATTGATTACGCTGAGAATCCAATTTTTGAGGCTTGGCTGGAAATGGCGCTGATTACTGGCGCGATTCCGCTGCCACTGGCGAAGTTTGAGAAGTTCAATTCCAAGGTGTTCAGCGGGCGGCGCTGGCAGGGCGTTGACCCGGTGAAAGACAACACCGCGAGCGCGCTTGCGATTGCAAACAAGCTCTCTTCACGCTCCCGCGAGTGCGCGGATCGCGGCCTCGATTTTGAGGAAGTGCTCTTCGAGCTGGCAGAGGAAGAGATGGCAATCGAATCGTTCGGACTCAACCCGATGACAACGGCGGAAACGCCACCGCAGGCAACGGGAGAACCGGAAACCGAGGACGAAGAAGAACCGGAAGACGAGGAAGAACCGGAAGAGAAACCAGCGCCGAAAGCGAAAGCGCGGCGCAAATCCAGAGATCCACTCGCCCGCAAATGAGCCGCAAACTCTGCCCAACGTGCAAAGAGCCGCTATTGCAATGCGTTTGCAATAGTGCCAACATCCGACGCATGAGCCAACTAGATCAATATGAGATTGCAGAATCTGTGGCCGCAAGGGTTGAGGCTCACAATATCCATTCTGATACCGCCAGAAAAAAGCGTAAGCCGAACCCGAAAACATCCGCTGGCCGGGCCGTAATTCACCGCGAACCCATCCTAATCACCCGATGAACAAGACACTGAAGATTCCCGCGACACTTCACCGCTCCGGCAAAATGGAGGAAGTTGAGGATGGAACGATGCGCCTCTCTATCAGCTCCGATGAACCCTACGAGCGATACGATTGGATGAATGACGAGCGTTACTACGAAGTGCTCGATCACTCGGAAGGCGGACCTGATTTGTCACGACTGAAAAACGGCGCGCCACTGCTCTATAACCATGATCGCAACTTGCTTCTCGGCACGTTGAGCGAACCGGATTGCGACGGGAAACGGTGCTACGTAAAAGCCAAACTCAGCGAAGCGGAAGACGTGAAGAGCTACCGCACGAAGATCAAAGAGGGCATCCTCAAAGACACGTCCATCGGCTACTCCATCAGCAACGAAGGAAAGAAAGTCGGCGAGCGCGATGGAATCCCGATTTACAAGTTCAAGTTTTCGATTCACGAGGCGTCGCTAGTGACCATTCCTGCGGACACTACCGTTGGAGTCGGTCGCCAGCGATCCGCAGCGGATGGCGAGGAAATGCAAGAAATTTGCATTTCCAACGAAAAAGTTATTGCAAACGAACTGCAACAACGCAATAACGCACCTATGCCCGAAGCAAACACTCCCGCCGAAACGGCGAAACCAGCCATCGAAGTTTCCGCCGTGCGGAACGAAGCTGTGACCAACGAACGCAAGCGCGTCGCCGATATTACCGAGCTTCAAAAGCATTTCCGCGAGAACGGCCTTGCCGGTCGCAAGATCGACACTAGCGAAACGGCTGCAATTTTCATCGCTGACGGCAAGTCCGTTCGTGAGTTTCAGGATTTTGTCGTTCGTGGAAACTTCCCGGAAATCAAGCCAGTCGCGCAAATGGACTCTCCCACAATCGGGATGAAGCAACGCGATATTGAACGCTATTCGATCATCCGCGCGATTAACGGCGTCATCGCCTCAGTTCAGGGCAAGAAATTCGACGGCCTTGAGCGAGAGATGTCCGACGAAACCGCGCTGAAACACAACCGCCCGGTTGATGGTCTCGGCTTCTACATCCCGGAAGATTTCATGCGGCATCCAGGCACGATGCCGATGTCCGACCGGCAGCGCACGCTGTTCGCAACTGGTAGCTTCACCGCCGCTGGCGCGCTCGTTCCTGTTGGCGCGCAAGGTCAGTCGCTCATCGAACTCTACCGCAATAAAATGCACGTCGTTGCGATGGGTGCTCAAGTTCTCAGCGGATTGCAAGGCACGCTCGCGATTCCTCGGCAGACCGGCGGCGCAACCGCCGCTTGGCTCGCCGAAGACGCAACCATCACCGGCAGCAATCAGGCAGTCGGGCAGCTTACGCTCACTCCGCATCGTCTAGCCGCTTCGACCGCTTACTCGACGCAGCTTCTCGCGCAGTCTTCGCCCGACATCGAGAACTTCGTGCGCAACGACCTGATGACGGTGCTCGCGGTGGAAAAGGATCGCGCCGCGCTTCTCGGCACCGGCTCGGCAGGTGAGCCTCTCGGCATCTACAACACGCCGAACATTGCAACCACGGTGGACATCACGGCAACGGCCTCGATTACCTACGCCGAAGCCGTCCAGTTTGAAACCAATGTTGCCGCAGGCAACGCGGACATCGGCTCGCTCGGTTACATTACTTCCGTGTTCATTCGCGGAACCGCTCGCGTAACTCCGAAGTTCAGCAACACCGCCCCTCGGCATATAGACCTCATACCATATCGTTTGATATTGCAATCCGTTTGGAAGTGGTAAATCCCAAAGGATCTCATCTGGTTTCAGGCTTCCACAAGTCGATCCGCTTACCATTGC